TGGTCGTGATAAGAATGTAAATGGTTCTAGTGGTGGTTCTGGGGGTGGCGGTGGTGGCGGTGGTGCTGGGTCAGGAACGGCAGGAGGTTCAGGCACTTCTGGGCAAGGTAATGCTGGAGGCACTGGTGCAACTGCACCACAATATGGCGGTGGCGGTGGCGGTGGCGCATCCGCAGTTGGAGGAAATGGATCGGCTTCAAATGGTGGTAATGGTGGTGCAGGAACAAATTGGCAATCATTAGGTACTACATACGCTGGTGGTGGTGGTGGTGGTCTTATTTCTGGAACTGTTGGCTCAGGTGGTTCTGGTGGTGGCGGTGCTGGAGGTAAAAGAGGCACAGCCCCAACAGCAGGTACAACTAATACTGGTGGTGGCGGTGGTGGTAATGGTCAGGATGATGTTGGAGGTGCTGGTGCTAATGGTGGTTCAGGAATTGTGATTATTCGTTATATTGGCCCACAGAAAGGAACTGGTGGCACTGTCACAAGTTCTGGAGGATATACATATCACACCTTTAGTTCTGGTTCTTCATCGTTTGTAGCATAAGGAATAGCTATGGCACATTACGCTAAAGTTCTTGATGGAAAAGTTATTCAAGTAATTGTTGCAGAAAAAGAGTTTTTCGATATATTTATTGATACAAGTCCCGGAACATGGATTCAAACCTCATATAACACTTATGGAGGAGTTCATAAATTAGGTGGTATTCCATTAAGAAAAAATTATGCGGGTATTGGGTATTCTTATGATTCTGAAAAAGATGCTTTTATTCCTCCAAAACCTTATGAGTCTTGGATATTGAATGAAGAAACTTGTTTATGGCATCCTCCAATAGAAAAACCAGAAAATGATAAATTATATAAATGGGATGAAGCCACAACAAATTGGATTGAGGTTCAAAAATGATTACATTTGAATGGAAAATCCTAGACATATCTGCGGATGGTGACTTAATCACCCATGCCAAATATCATGTGACCGCAGAAGCTGAAACAGGCGAAAAAGTGGAAACTGAAGGTAACTGGTGGTTTAGCGACAAAATCCTGAAAAAGCCCTTTAATGAAGTGACAGAAGCTGATGTGGCATCATGGGTTGAACATGAGACTACACAAAACGGAATAAACCTTATAAAATCTCGCTTAGAGGAACAACTAGCGTCCCTGACAGGGAATGGAGTTGTTGTTGCCCCTTGGTTACCACAGAAATTTGTGCCAAAGGTGTAATAAATGACGACTCCTTACGACATTATCAGCAGGGCTCTTAAAGATATTGGTGCATTGGCATCTGGCGAATCGCCATCAGCAGATGATGCCCAAGACTCATTCGATATGCTGAATGATATGTGCGCCCAGTGGTCAAACGAAAACATGATGGTTTTTTATAAGACCGAAATTATTTTCCAGACCGTTCAGAATACCGTGCAATACACCCTTGGTCCGTCTGGGTCGGTGGGTGCATCCTTTACAGGTTCAATTGCAGGCACAACCCTGACTGTTCCTGCTAACGGCGTAATTTCTGGCGCTATCACAATGGGCATGACCATTACTGGCACAGGCATCACCGCAGGCACAACCATTGTGGGCTTTGGCACTGGCGCGGGTGGTAACGTCAATGAGGGCGGCACATACACTGTCAGCATTTCCCAGACCGTGGCAAGCACGACTATCACTGCTTACTATGAACGCCCCTTGACCATTGAATCAGCGTTTGTTCGGGTTGCTACGCAGCAAGGCGGCTCAAACATAGCTGGTGGCTATTTGGATTACCCTGTGGCAATCCTGAGTTTGGAAGAATATCAATCCTTGGGCATCAAGCAATTGAACGGCCCGTGGGCAAAGATGATCTACTACCAACCCAGCGAAAATTTGGGAACGTTGTATGTTTTCCCTAACCCATCATCTGGTGAATTGCATTTGTTTACCAGCACAATTTTCCGCACGTTTGGGTCGCTGTACGACACAATCGCGCTGCCCCAAGGCTACAACATGGCGTTGCGGTGGTGCTTGGCTGAACGCCTGATGCCAATGTATGGCAAGGCTTCTGCAACCCAGATTCAAATGATTAACGCCTACGCTGGTCAAGCAAAAGCTACGATCAAACGCACCAATATGCGCCCAGCACAAGTGTCGCGCTATCCTGATGCGTTAATGGTTGGACGGGCAAAAGACGCTGGCTTTATCATGGATGGGGGATTTAGATAATGCCTGATTTTGGCTTTGTTGGCCCATCTTACGAAGCGCCCAGCATTTACCAAGATGCCCAAGAGTGCATCAACTTTGTGCCTGAAATCGACCCTTTGAAACAGCAAGGTGAACGTGGTGTGGTGGCGCTGTACCCAACGCCGGGGCTAACTTCACTGGTGCTTTTCCAAAATCAGCAAGAAGTTAGGGGAATGCGAACCCTATCTGGTGGCGACATTTTGGTGGCGGTCTGTGGCCCGTATGTCTATGCTTTGACTTCCACCTACACCACCACAATGGTTGGTCAATTAAACACTTCCACGGGCATTGTGGGCATTACTGATAACGGCGTTAACGTGTACATTGTGGACGGTCAGAATCGTTATACATGGCGCATTTCTAGCCCGTCTGCTGCGGTTTTTACTGGTGTAATTAGCGGCACAACCTTAACGGTCACGGCAATCACCAATGGAACAATTGCCATTAATCAGGCGCTATTTGGTGTTGGCGTAACGCAAGCCACCGTCATCACGGCTTTGGGTACTGGAACTGGCGGGGTTGGTACTTACACTGTTAACCAAAGTCAAACTGTGGCATCCACACAAATGAACAGTGCCACTGTGGGCGCGGTCGTTACTGGGGCAATATCAGGGACAACCCTAACAGTGTCTGCGGTAACTAGCGGAACTTTGGTTGTGGGTCAAACCATCCAAGGGTCAACAGTAACCGCACAAACCATTATCACAGCGCTTGGAACAGGCACAGGTGGCGCTGGGACATACACGGTCAACAATTCCCAAACAGTAACTTCAAGAACGCTGTATGGCCTGAATTGGTCGGTTCTGCCTAGCACTGACGGGGCATTTACCAGCGCCAGCGCGGTGGACATTGTGGACAACTACTTTGTTTACAACCGCCCAGATACTCAGCAGTTTGGTGCATCGGCGGCTTTGTCGCCCATTTCACCAGCGTTAAGTTTTGGCAGTAAAGACGGTGCACCTGATGACTTGGTTTCATTAATTGTTGATCACCGTGAGGTTTATTTATTGGGTGAAGTTTCTAGCGAGGTGTGGATTGATGCAGGGACAAGCCCTTTTCCATTCCAGCGAATTCCCGGCACATCGACCCAGCATGGCATTGCAGCCAAATTCAGCGTGGCGCGGCTTGGCAATTCCTTTGCATATTTAAGCCGAAATATTAGAGGTCAAGCCCAAATTGTGCAAATGAATGGCTACGTTCCCACAAGGATTTCCACCCATGCGGTTGAAAACTCTTTGACAAACCAAGTGGTTAGCAATGCTATTGCATGGACTTATCAGCTTGAGGGCCACGAAGTTTATGTAATCAGCTTTCCATCAATTAACCTGACATGGGCATATGACGTTGCATCAGGAATGTGGCATAAGTGGTTGTATACAAACAACTTAGGCCAATATGAACGGGCAAGGGGCAATTGCTGCGCCCAGTTTCAAGGTTTGGTAATGGTTGGGGACTACGCCAACGGCAAGATATACAAACTTGATCCACTGAACTACACAGATGATGGTCAGCACGTTAGGCGTTTGCGCCGTGCGCCGCATTTGGTGTCAGACTTTCAGCGGGAATATTTTGATGAATTGCAGATTCAATTCCAGCCCGGCGTTGGTCTATCCACAGGACAAGGGGAAAACCCGCAAGCCATGCTGCGTTGGTCAGACAACGGCGGTTCTACTTGGTCAAACGAACATTGGACAACGATTGGTTTGATTGGCAAATATGCAAACCGTGCCATTTGGCGGCGGTTAGGTACAGCGCGGGATCGTGTGTTTGAAGTCTCAATTTCTGACCCTGTAAAGGCGGTCATCATTTCTGCAAACTTGAAATCTAGCGTAGGGGAAAACTGATGCTACCTACACCACAAAGCCAGCCATATCCGCAATCTGAGTTTTTAGACCCCAACACCAAAAGACCGACACGCACATGGCAGCAGTTTTTCATTAACTTGTTGAACTTCACCAGCGCGACTACTGCCACCGCAGGGTCAGCGACTTTGCCTGCAAACCCTGTGGGATTCATTAATGTGACCGTCAATGGTGTGGCGTACAAAGTGCCATATTACGACCAATGAACGACCTGATTTTGAATGATGTGCCAACCCGTGAGCAGATTGAAAGACTGCAAACAGAAGTGGCAAAGATGCCGCAGGCAGAGTTGGAGACTGAGCACTATTTCCATGCTGGGATGTATGCCAGAAAGGTTTACAGACCCGCTGGGGCGCTGATTGTGGGCAAGGTACACAAGAAAGATCACTTCTTTTTGTGCGCTAAAGGTGAAATAATTGCATGGACTGAGGGCGGCATGAAACACTTGTACGCTGGGGATATTGTGCAGAGCAAGCCCGGTACAAAACGGGTGACGTTAGCGGTAACTGATGCAATTGGGATCACATTCCACAACAGCAGCGAAACCGACTTGGATAAATTGGAAAAAGAATTGATCGAACCAGATGAACTTGCGTTGTTTGATTCTGCAAATAAATTGAAAACGCTAGAAATTAAAGGGGAATAATATGACTTGGATTGCAGCATCATCAATCATGGCTGGCGGCAGTATTGCTGGGGGTTTGATTGGCGCAAGCAGTGCTAGAAAAGCCGCTGAAACGCAAGCCGCCGCCGCAAGGGAAGCCATTGCCCAACAGCAAAGAATGTTCGATATTCAAAATGAACAGCAGCGCCCTTACAGAGAAGCTGGTTACAGTGCATTAAGTGACATTGCTGGCATGAAACCTTATCTGACCAAGCAATTTGGTGCAGAGGAATTTCAAGCAGGCATTGATCCAAGTTATAACTTCAGGCTTGCCCAAGGCAATTTAGCAACCACAAATCTGGCAAATCAAGCTGGTGGATTGATTGGCGGTAATGCTTTGCAAGGTTTGACAAACTACGGTCAAGGCGCGGCAAGCCAAGAATTTCAAAATGCGTTTAACCGTTTTCAAACGCAAAGAGGAAACATTTACAACACATTGGCTGGCATTGCTGGCATTGGTCAGACCGCACAAGGACAAGTTGCAAACCTTGCCCAAAACACTGCTGGCAACATCGGGCAGGCAACCATTGGAATTGGAAATGCTTTGGCAGGCGGTCAGATTGGCGCAGCAAATGCTTTGTCTGGTGGATTCCAAGGCGCTGGCAATGCATACATGATGAATAATTTGTTAAGGCCACAAACTGGAATGCAAGCGCCTGCGGGATATGGAACACCTGTAAATCCAAGCGCCCCAGCAGGTATTCCCTACAACGTGGCATAAGGATCAAAAATGGCAGATTTCTCAGTCAACCCTGTTGCACAAAATTTAAAACCAGCAACCCCCATGTCATTGGGTGAAATGCTTAATCTTGCCCGTGGCGCACAAGAATACCAACAAGCCCAGCAATTAAATCCTTTAGCGGTTCAAAGGGCTGCGGCTGAATTAAGCAGATTACAACAATTGACCCCTGAAGAATTAAGTAGAGCAAGATCACAAGCAGCGCAAGCAGAAACTGAAGCTGATGTGGCGGCAAAAACATCAGCACCAAGAATTACATCAGCAACTGCTGCTGCATCAAGTGCTGAATCTACTGCGGAACAAGACCGTTTGAAATTGTTTGGGCAAAAACAAAAACAAATTGCAAGCAGTCAAATTGCAATGATTAACCA